TAGAGATCTTAGAATCGACCTTTTGTCGAAATGCTGAGCTCTTGTCGTACAGAGGATTACCCAGATCTTGCATCATCTGCGTGCGATCTGCGTATGTATCTGATCCAACTCCAGACCTACTCCCAACTTGGGTGGTAGATCCCTCATACCCCTCAACGGACTGCATCTTGCTTTGCAATCCTCTAATAGCCATTTCAGCCTTTGAGGGATTGAGGCTAGTAACCTCCGCGTTGAAAGCCGAGACCTCTTCTGCTGACAGATTAGCCCCACCCCATTGAATAAGGGCTTGATAACCCTCTTTACCATCAGTGATACCGTATGCAGTATCGTCAATGAACCGGGTAGCGTTGCTCCTGAGAGCCTCCTGACCTTGTATATATCCATCTACAAGATCTTTAGGAAAGCCAGCATCGACCAGTTTGGTATAGCTGTCCTCGGACAATGAACCATTATCTTCCCACTCACTTGATAGTTCGTTCATGTCTAGTCCAGCAACTGCAAGCAAATTAGATGCTTGATCTTGACTTACTTCTAGGTCTGAGTTGTCGGTTCCTTCAGGTGTGGGTGACTCACCTGTGGGTTCCGTGGTTGACGCACTAACTCCATCAGAGTCGGGCCTTTGACCCGCCTCCACAGAAGCGACCGCATCGGGGGTGTTCCCCTCCGCGTCGGGTTCTGTTGGAGAGAAATTGACCTGGCTTAATTGTTGTGCCTGACCAAGTTCGCCTACTGATTCACCCATACTAAATATCCTCCCGTCCGTCCGGTTCTTCTTCCTCGACCGGACTGTTCAAATCAAATTCCACAATTCCCCATAGTGGTTTAGTGGTCTCAAGTACCTTGTACTTCTTAGGCTCTGCACCCCCCAGGGCTCGCTCGTACTGCTTTTCAGAAATCATCTGAGTGAGATCCTTGGGTTGTTTCTTGTCTTTTTTCTTCCCTTTTCTCCCCGCCATGTACCTAACTCCTTATTGGGGGGGTTGACCCCCACCCGGTGATTGACCCATCATACCCCCCATGTCCATGCCACCCACGGCTTTCTCTATTGAGCCGGGTATTGCCGACATGACCTGTTCCTGCATAGCCTGTTGCTGTGCCTGCTTCTGTGCTGCTGCGTTCTCCTCCGCAACCTCCTCCTCAGTCTTCAGAAGCCCATCCTCTGGGATACCGTGACCGATGAAGATTTTAGTAACCAAGTCGCGGGCGTCAATGAACTGCATAACCTCGGGCTTCAACTGAGCTACGGCTGCCAGGTCTTGAAGCATCTCTCGGATGCGCGCTAGATCCTGGGTACGTCCAATAGCTTGGAGTCCCGTAACAATGATAGGCTCTACCGTGTTCCTCGGGAGACTCTTGATATCCCCACGGGCCTCAAGGATTGCCTCAATGCGCTTGACGATGGGGAGTTGGAGTTCCTGACTGAGGACAGACCACACCCCACCCTGGGTGCTTTCAAGCTCCTTTGCCAACTCCCTGATCTCTTCCGCCGTGACTCTCTCAGCATCTCTCCGTACTGCGGAGTTGAGCAGGAAGGCGAAGCTCAGTTCCTTGACAAGCTGTTGGGCTGTGTCCTTAGCGATCATCATATCGCCCTGCTTGTCCATCCTGAGTACGCTTACATCGTTAGCATCTCCGCTGACGTACCCACCGTTGGGTGTATTCTGTAGGTTCCTAACCTTGGTAGATCCGTTAGGACGAACCATAAATATAGTGCGGGCAGCGGCAGCGGCATTCTCCGTTATGGCTCTACGGAGTACCTCAAGGCTGTTGAGTGCCCCTCTGTACTGCTCTACGAAACCCCTGCCATAGTCTTCACCCTCTATGGTAGTGAACCTCAGTGCCAGCCAGGGGGATTTATCCTGCGGGTACCTGGATTCAGAACCGGGGATAGTCTTACCAAAAGCTTCCTGTGAACTGTGGTAGAACCCATCGCGGTACTCAACATGGGTGTAAATAGACACACGTTCATCCCGGTGAGCTTCGTTGTCCTCGGGGTTTTCCGATAGTTCCTTTATGTTCTTAGGAAGGGCGATCCACTCTGAGTCCTCTTTAACAACAAGCTCAAGCAACTTACCCATCGGCCCGCGCTTAACAACGTACCTATTCAGGTGGAATATCCGAAGACCACCACCCCCACGGGGGACATTCACTAGGCAGTTCCCCGCAACGATTAGCTGCCGGAACACCTCGGCGAGTCCCACTCGGTAGGTACCTGTATCGAACTCTTTTACAATTGCACGCTCTCGAGCCGCGAGTGCCTGCTGGATCTCCAATCTTAGTGTGGCGATAGCACCATCATCCAACCCAGAATCCCTGGCTTCCTGAACGCTACGCTCAGTGACCTCGTACCTGAAGAACGTAGCTTGGGGAGGGAAAGATGTAACAAGGTACTTGGACGCAAGGCTCTCTACCGCATAAGCCCCGAAGTTCTGCCAAGGATCTGGGAGATCCTGGGGGTACGTCCTGTCCCTGGAGTCTGAGAAGGGTGGAAAAAGGGACGGTATGGTGAGGCTTGCAGAGAGTTCTCCCTGTCTCAGGTAATAAGAACGCTTGTCTTCTAGGCTGGCATACCTAGCTGAAGCTCTGCCCCGCTCCTCCATGTTTTCCAAAACCTACGCTAGACCTGACCAGCGGAATTGGAGGAACCCTGGACGGCTCCACCAGCCTGGGGCTGACCACCACCCGGAATCAAAAGGGCGGACAGAAGTCCCCCCATGCCTGCACCGGGACCACCGCGAAGGCCAATCCTGAGTCCCGAAAGACCGCTGGCACTTTTCTTCCCAGTTGTTCGTCGCTTCCTGCCCCGCACTGTGGCAGCTTCGGGGGCCTCGCCCACCGCAACGGGATCGGGCGGATCAGGCATATCGGGGGAACACATGTCATTAACTCCTTAAGGTTTTTACCTAGTTATTGAGGTATCGGTAAGTGCATTCGACTCATCGTTTTCAGAAAGTGCGAGGAGATAATCTACAACCTCCCTGTTGCCAGCCTCCCTATGGGCCTGCTCAATAGAGGCATTGGGAGCGATACACCTATTGGGGTATCGGGAATCGAGGTGTTCTATCAGATCCTCTGACCTGTGAGGAAGACCGTATATCTCTCTGAACTCCTTCTTATCGTGTGCCATGTAGCTTTTTCACTCCATTAATTCAGTAGTGGACCCTAGTCTGACATGCCTAGAAGCTTGTAGATCTTAGCGTAGTGGACCCCGAACTCGGAATCGTGATCGCTGGCCCTGCCCACCTCCTGCCTAGGGACTCTCCACTGGGTGGCATGGGCGTATTCATGTATCAGGAGTTGTGTCTGGAGTATGTCAACTACCTCCTCCTTAGAGAAATCCTCAAAGGAGTTTATGGTTATCTTGATCCGGGGCTCACCCTTGCGCTTGATTATCTCACAGGTTCCGTACCCCCCACCAAGTTTCCCCCGTGTAGTAACAGAAACAGGGAGAAGGGCGGGAGCAACTATCTGTAATTTCCTGACCAGCTTAGATAGTTCCTTCCCATTCATCATTCACCCACAGACTTTGAGAACTGAATAGCCCTCTGAAGACACTCCATAGCTTTAGTTAGATCCTGGGATGCAGGGTTGCCGGTCTTCTTCCCAGCCCTTATTATATATTTAAGAGCCATGCTGGTCATAGGATTACTTATACCAAAAGCGTGGGCAATATCCCACACATCGCACTCACTATGTATCAGGTCGGAGTGATTGATAGGCTTGTAGTATTCAGGCTTGAACTGAACTCCGTTCTGGAATTCATGTATCAGCTTACCCGCCGATGCTGCATCGTCACCCTTCTTAACTTTGGTCATAATTCCTCACTACTCTAGGTGCCCATAGATCTATGGAACCACATTCAATATCGAAATCCTCTGGTTGCAGAATGTACGCACACCTTGCCATTTGCAGTGCGAACAGTTCGTCCTTGCCATGCTTCTCATAGGTTTTTACAATGGCTTCCCACATGGGCACGTTGCTATTAAGAGCCTCATCAAGGATCTTCAGTGCCCTCTTCGGGCCTATAGTGGGGCACCCTGGGTAGTCATCTACAGTGTCACCTGATAGGGTCTGGAGGTAGAAGTTCTTAGATGCCGTGTCCCTCCCAACCCACACCACACCTAGGTCCGACTTGTCCCAATTATAGTGGTACCCTGGGACTGTAAGCATGTCCTTGTCGATACTACACATGACCTTTACGGGGCTGCCGGTCATGCGGGAGTCCTGATCGTAGCTGCCACCCCATACACCAAGGATATCGTCACCCTCTAGCCAAGGTTCCTCAATCACCTCCCAGTTATCGTAAACCCACTGCTTCAGTGGGTCCATCAGTACGGGTTTCCTTTTGCCCTTCCTGGATTTCTTGTACCCGTCATACACCATCTGCCTGAAAGACCCAGCCTTGCTGGAAAAGCACATCTGAACATCGACCTGTGCGTCAGGTACATCAGACCAATTAACTAAACTCTCAACGATATCATCTATGAAGTTATCCATATCAGTTATCGCACTTGGCAAGTTACCAGAGTATGTCCACTGACCATCGGACCACTCTATTGAGGTCTCATTCTTGAATCCAAATTTATACAGTAGTACATCAGTATCAATGTAAGCTTGAATCTCCATCAGTGCGTATCTCCCCATGTTTTACCTATCTTGTATTCGCCATCTAGTGGGCACCGTACTCCTAGAGTTTCTCCTGCCCACCGTAGTGCATCGACTGCCTCCAGCCCCACGTGTTCCCCCATCTCCTCGGTAGCTACCTCTATCTGCCATTCATCGTGGACAGTGAGGCACCAGTTCCAGCCTGAGAGCCCAGACTCAACCAGTCTCTCATGTAGCCGTACCTGTGCCCACTTCATAACCACCGCACCATCACCCTGGAGTAGAGTATTAATGCTTGAGTGTTGACTCACACTCTCGACGATTCTCCCGTCAAGGAGTTTGATCCACCCCCTATCATGCGCTTTCTTGCAGGCACTAAGAAGCTTACCCAATGATGGTATCTTTTCAATGAGGGCTTTGCGTGATGCGCTGCCCAGCTTCGGTATCTGAGACTCCGGCACACGGGTGCCACTGTTATTCCTAAGCTGTCGATCCTTGACTACAATTGTACCAAGCTTGTACAGTCCAGCCCCATACAGGAAGGCGTAAGTCCAGGTCTTCTGTGTTGACCTGTCCTTAATCCCAGTACCCTTCATGAACGCTATGTGTGGGTCGCCACTTAGGATCTCTTCAGTGAAAGAACCTTTGTCATAATTGTGTAGCCTGTTAGCCAGCATACGTAGCTCAAGACCAGAAGCGTCAATACCAACGAGAAAACTATCTTCATGCACAGGACCGAATAGATCTCTACACTCCTTCCCGTATAGAGATCCCACGGAAGGAACCTGTGCCAGGTTTGGTTTGAAGTGTGATGATCTACCTGTCCGAGCTCCCGTTGTGTGGATCGCTCCATGTATTACACCCCCATCCTCGAGCTTGAGCCATGCGTTAGAACCCTCTGCAACCTGACCTATTCTTTTATCCAGTAGCTTGTAGTTGAGTAGAGTTTCGACTGGCTTGTAGTCCAAGGAGGCGAGAGTTCTTTCGTCCACCTTGGGTTGACCCTCGGGTGTGAACTCCTTCGGAACCCAGCCATAATTTTCAGTGAGCCTCTTAGCTATCTGCGCGTTGCTACTTGGGTTGAACTCCTGCAATTGTATCTTGCTCAGTGTCCCCCCAGGAGCGTACCCAAGTTTCCTGTTGCACACCTTGGGTGTGAACTCCCCCTTCTGGATGAAGACAGGCTTGAATATATCCTGTAGTTCCCTGCGTATGTCCTCCCTCTTCTGTAGCAAGTCACCGTACAAACGTGCAGCGTCAGGTGCATTGAACCCCACACCGTGGAGTTCTTGTATGTGTAGTATGCGTGTCACCTTAGACTCAGCGACCATTGACTCAAAGCTGAACCTGTCCGAGTAGCCGCTAGGCTTATAGTTTGTAAGGTAGTCAAGCAGTTTCACATTGACAACCACATCCTGCCTACAGTATTGGAGCATGTCATCTGTAAACCTAGACCAGTTGGCGTTCTTGTGGTAGTCACCCTTGTGCGCGCCGAGCCGCACCCCCCATGATTCCAGGGAGTGCGACCCAATCATTCTCTTCTCCATGTTCTTAGCAATGTCCATCAACCTGAGATTAGATATGAACATCATCCTGCTTATTGCGAATGTATCAAGAAGCAGGCTAGTTAGCTTAACACCAGGATAGAGTTTCTCTATCACTGGTATGTCAAACCTTGCTATGTTGTGCCCGGCGAGTAGGTCTGCTGATGACAGGAACTCAAGGGCATCATTGATCCTATCAGGCCCGAAGACATGCTCCTCTTCTGTATCTATATCTCGAGCTACTACACAGTGTATCCTGTTGACCTGTTCGTACAGGCCATTCGTTTCGATATCAAAAAGGCACCTCAATTTCTTCCTCCCCGTTCTTGTCCGTTAGTCTCCCAGTCTCCTGTGAGTATTGCAGAGTGCAAGCTACTCCAGTCTCCCCGGAGAATCTGTTCTTTAGTATCCGAACGGTAACCTCGTTCGCCTCTTCCTCACTCTGTTGGTCCCGCTCTAGTCCTATCACACAGTCACTCAGTTGCCCAAGGCTCGCGCTCCCCCGGAGTTGGGCGAGGCTTGTCATGGCTCCCTCCTCATGACCCTTGTTACCTTGGGGTCTCTTGAGGTGTGAGACAACAAAGAATATAATGTCAAGCTCCTGGGCAAGACTGCGTATCTTTGTCATCGTGTTGTCAATCAACCTGCGCTCATCTCCATCCTCAACACCACTGACCATGATGGAGATGTGGTCGAGTACGATGGCATCACACCCACACCCCTTCACCATGTACCTTATCTTGGTGATGAGGTTGTCTATATCTATGCTCCCCCAATGGTCGTAGAGGTAGACGTTCCCAGTACCCAGTGTCTCCTTGAAGGCATCGTTGAGCTCTTCTTCATGGCAGTCCTCCCGCACTGATGGGATATGGATAGGCTTGTTAAGTGCAAGGCCCATCAAGGCTTGACCCGTTCTCCTGACAGACTCCTCAAGACACACCATACCAATCGTTAGGTTCTGGTTCAGTAGGCTATACGATATCTCTCGGACCAAGGCTGACTTGCCTATGCCTGACCCTGCTGTTATGCACACAATCTCCGAAGACCTGATGCCATGCAGTTTATCGTTAAGGCCAGAGAAGGGGTAGACATAGGGTGACTGCTCATCGGCCCGCATTACCTGGTCATACAATTCCTGACCCGGAATGATACCGTCAGGTCTGTATTCCTTAGCCCCCCACATGGCAGAGATAATCGCCTTGGGTTCCCCCGCTACCAGATGCTCGTTCGGATCTTTTCGGGAGAGCTTGGCTATCTTACACTTACCTGGTGCGAAGAGATCTGCACACTCTATCGCAGCATCCCTGCCGGGTGTATCGTTATCAAACATGAGGACAATCTCATCGAACCCCTCGAGGTATTCAAGGTTATCCCTGAGAGATTTAACGGCACCCGCTGCACCATTCGGAACAGACACAACGGGCCATTGATCTCCCTGGCAGGTTGACACACTCAGTGCATCAATCTCCCCCTCAGTGATAACGATCTTCTTCCCCTTGCCCCACACTTGGGAGCCAAACAGCCCAGCCTTCGATGGGTCTCCAACCCAACTGAACTTCTTGCCCCGCATCCGAATCTTCTGGGCCACGGGTTGTCCGTGCTTGTCATGGTAGGTGGCGGCGTATGCCGTATCACCCCGGTGCTTCACCTTAAGGTATCCGTACTTGCGACAGGTCTCGGCAGGAATACACCTGTTAGAGAGTGCTTCATACTCTCCAAGCAAGAGACCTGAAGTAGGCTTGGGACTACCCAG